GACGTGACGCAAGATCCGCGAGATACTTCTTCGCGCCGCCTGTAAGACCCAACTATGCGTTTCCTACCCCTGTAGTGTAGGCTGCATTCGCATTAGATCGTTGAGCGCCAATATCACTAATCCCACGCGACTTAGCAGTAGCCATCTGATCGAAGATATCCTGATACTGCTGATTAAACTTGCTTTCTTCATCAACAGCAGCAGAAGAGCGATTCATACCTCGGAAAGCAAGCTTACTCTGGAGAGCTTCACGTTCACGAAGTTGTTGAGCAAGAGTATTCTTATAGCCCTTTTCATAATCGGTATTCAGGTCGGCTTCCTGAGTATCAAGACCACCTAGAGATTCAGCCAACTGCTGATAGAGATTATTAGTCTCTTGAAGATAGGTGTCATCAAATCCCGCAAGAGAGTTAGGATCTTGCCCCAATTGAGAGAGCAGGGACTGTCGTTTCGATGCGAAATCTTCCTTGGCCGGAATAGGCATTACTTCCTCGCTCCCTTAATCCTTCGATTAGCTGCTTCAGCTAATTTGGCTTGTTGAGTCTTTTTGCCCGTATGCGGAGCCATTCCCGAGGCTCTATACACTGGAGCACCACGCGTGAATGTACCACGTCCTCCGCGAGAGTCACTACCGAGAAGAATTTTTCTAACTAGATCAGCCATCAGGGAACACTCCTGTAGCACAGATGAAATCGAATTTGATCACCACTGGCAAGACCGATACTTGGTTGGGCTCCATAAGAGTTACCAAGACCACCATGAACTTCTAGAACGAATATAGTAGAACCACTCAAGGTACAAACACCAGTATAGAAGAGATTAGCAGATGCGTCATACGCTATTGCAGACCCAATTGACTGCAAGTTAGCAGGTCCATCTGCAGTAACAGGTAATCCGATAGTAACTGGATTTCCAGCGGTTCCTGTTCCTGAGAAACCCAAATATCCTTGAGCAATTGTAATCGTTCCAAATCTCACGTAATGACATACCGCAGAACTGGCTGAAACTGTTCCAGGTTGAGTGACAGTAGGAGTATAGGCTGCCCAAACAAAACTATTTAAATCGAATCCATGAACATGATCTTCTCTTGCTACAGCAGGGCTACGTCCTACAGAAGGAGAGCCAACACTCCTTACGAGATTCGGCGCCAATAATGTGCCACCGATAATGTGCCTTTCAGGAACGTCGTGATGGGCCGTATCAAGCAGAACTGCCCTAGTTCCCTTGAAATATTCTGCTTCGTCTTTTTTAACGAAATCAGCCCATTCAGGATCGTTGAGACTCATGTAGCCGCTTCAATCTGCTGCCTCTTCAGATGCCCAACGAGGTTAATCCAAAGAATCTCAAGACGCTCTTGAGAAGTCTCCGTAAGAACGAATTGAAAAGTACGTCCATAGCCAGGACCGACAATTTTCATTGCCTCAGAACCTGTCTTTGTCTTAGGTGGGAAATCTCTAGCAGGAATATCATTATCGTCTACCGTCCAGTAATAAGAAGGACGAATAGTTAAGCTGCTGTTCTGAGAACCCAGACCAACTAGAGCATACTTCTCTCGCTTCGCCTTTGTAACTCTATCCTCAACATTCCAAGGCTTAGTGCGTAGAATGACAGCAATGGATTCTCCACCAGGACCTGTATAGGGACGAAAGCTAAAGATAGCAGAAGCATTTCTAACTGCAACAGCATCTACATTGCTGATAGAGCGAATAGTCTTGAAGTTTCCCACAGTACCAAAACTAGTTAACTGGGTGAACCCTCTAGGTGGAACATACCTAAAGGCAAAGAAATTACTACTGAAACAGAGAAGAATATAATCTGTTCCATAAGCACAGACACCATCATTGGCTAGATTCCCGCCAAATCTATTAGACAGCATACTCTCGATATTCATGCTCAATCGTGTGAAGGATACACCGTCTGTAACCCAAAATCCACGTTGGCTAATGAAGTAAATGAGCCCACGAATATTCTTGGCTGCATTCTTAGAAGTGCATCCAATCTCAGGATTCACACCACGAACCTGCCAGAAGGCAGGATCGTCCGCTAGATAAAGAATCCAAGTACTATAGAGCTTGAAAATCAGAATTCGATCCCCAATAGCAACGATATTCTTAATGTTGTCGCCGTCACCAGGATAAATATCAACAAAACCACCTGGCGCAGACCAAACATCTGCATTGATGATACTAGTATAATACAGCCGTGATCCCTTAAATCCAAACACTTGAGTTTGGAAGGACATAAGCATGTCCATATCTACAGGGCTGCTAGCTAGAAGCGTAGAAGTAGTACCTGTGATATATTTGTGAACTCCCGCCGAGGTTGCTATGTAGAAGGCATCATTCAACTGGACAGCCGAATAGACATTCAAGCCTGAAAGTGTGGTAATTTCCGTCCAAGTGGAGGGAGTAGTGGGATCGGTGTCTGTATAATAAGCCTTCTTGGTAGAGGGATTACCCGTCCAGATAATAGTACGAATAGCCCCTGTCGAAAGAAAGAATTGCCCTAGAATTTCCCAGGAGTTACCTGAAGGTAAAGTAGTCCATGAAACACGAGCATCTCGCTTGACTAATTCGCCTCTTGGGCCGATTAGAAAATTAGAGCAAGTAACTAACTCTGAATCGTCGATCAATTCAGGGTCAGATTGAGTATTAATTCCTGCCCATTTGTCAATGAGGAAATTATCTTCTTTGGCGATAACCATTAGTTAACCGACCACGAATCGCCAGGATAGTCACGAATAACGGGGTAAGAATCACTTGGGTGCATGGCTTCATCACGTCCCTGAGCCATTTTCACGGAGAATTCAGCCGAAATACGATTAACACCCTGCTCATCCTCGTTCAATTCCTTTGCACGCATGAGACAGAAGCGAATTACGTCATCATACATCTGAAAAGGTACTGAGAGAAGATCACCGGACGAAGCAACTAGCACAGGTGACGCAATATAGTACAATTTGTACATATTAGCGCCAACTTTAGTAGGATCTGGATAAAGATACATCTTTCCAGACCAAATGTAATAATAAAATGGCTGATCGCTTATCTGAGCCGGACTAGTAGGCATTCCCAAGCCGTCTAGATCCTCTAGAACAGTACGCTGCAAGGCAGTTCCATTATAGAGAACACGCTTCTCGCGCATAAAGTCATCAGGAAGAGCGATTCCATCTGTAGGATCGTCACTTGAGGTATCAATTACCTGAGTTCCTGTCAAACATTCTGTTTGTCGAGCAATTTCTAATTGCCCCGCATTAATCCAGTCGATAATATCCTGAATATAGATTTGCGCCTCAGAGGTATCGCCGAATAGACGCTGTACCTGACGGACAACTTCCTGAACAGCCATAGTAGGCATCGTTAGTCCTTGTCTATCCGCTCACCGTCTACGTGTGTAACACCATATTTATCATCCATTCGTACCACCTGTCCATGCCCATTTGGAAATGAATAAGTAGTGGTTGGATTCTTAAGCAAATGAACGAAAATATCTTTCGCTTCCGCCCGTTCTTCCTTGAACCGCTGTTCCCGCTCGTTCTTCCACTGAACCATACGACCATCCATAATAGCCATTAAATCGTGTCGTGAGGTATCAGCGTTGTAAACTCGTTCTAGAATTCTCTCATCAAGAGTCCAAGCCTCAAATACACGTCGAGTCAATCCATCTTTACAACGCTCAACGATAATATAAGGCGCCTCATTGAGTTCTGCGCGATCAGGGTCGAGATACATGATATCGAGACTATCATCATATTCTCGTAGTCTACGAACAATGTCAAAGACGTCTTTCTCTACTAGCATTCCATCGACTTCGATTATCTCTTTACCGCTATCGTATTTCATCTATTCCTCCCGAACAAAAAGGGGGGTCTTTCGACCCCCCTTCCTGTCTCCCTGGCTGGAGAACTACGCCTCAAGCACGTCGTCGTACAGAACGTGAGCATCACGCTGAGAAGTACCAACTTCCCAATACTGCTTCATCATGCCTTCCCAAAGGTCATAATCCCTGACCCACTTGAGAATGTCACCATCGGCAGTCGTAAAAGCCCAATCCTTATTCCGGTAAATCTTGATCTTCGACTCATCAAGGAACCACATACGGTTCGGCGGAGCATCAGGATCTTCAACAATCGGAATCTCAGTACCGTAGTTGAAAGGAAGTCCCTGGAAACCACCAGGATAGGACTTGGTTTCCGTATAACGCCGCTGCTGAGTAAGCAGGTTGAAATAGGCACGACGAACACCAAGAGAAGTGAAGATAGCGGAAGTCTTTCCGCCCTTACGACGAGCGGTGTCACAAGCCGTAATCATCTTCACTTCGGTAAGTGCAATCGGAGTACCAGCGTTTGCAATAACGCTAGAAGCCCAAATAGGAGTCGTAGCCGGATCAAGTCCATGAAGCTGACCAGAAGCAGCAACAATTTGGCAAAGTCCAGTCGGCTCAAGAGTACGGTTACCGAATCGGTAAACACCGTGACCTGTAGTCGCCGCACCAAATGAAGCTGAGAACGTTACGTTCACGCCAGAAATGTTCGTGATTGTAACCGGAACAGCCTGAGTGGACTGAATTCCACCAGTAGCCACACCAGTAGCAACTACAAGAACATCGACAACCTGACCAACCTCAAGATACTGCGTATCCACAACAGCGTGCGTTGCTGACGTAGCCGTATCGTTAATCTGAGCCAGAACAGCGTTGCCCGCCTTGTGGCCGTAGGCAATACGGTTCTGATCCTTATTCAGATCGGACTTGAGCCGATCCATTTCCTCATCCGCCATATTAGCGAATGCCTGATAATTCGTCTCCGCAAGATCCATCACCTGTCCGGTAAAGGCGAAGCGCCCATAACCGTACTTGAGAGGAACCTGCACGGCCGAATAGCCCTGACGCCCCGGAGGAGCAATCTGGCTATTCTCACCGCGATATGAAACGCCGGCATTACGCTGGGTACGAATTGGGAAGGTGACGTACTTACCGCCAACTGTATCCACAACTCCGTCGGATGAACGCTCAAGTCGCTTCATAGCAACTTGCTCTTCATTCAACTGGTTCTGGATCTTTCCTTCGTACACCTCCTTCAAACCGGCGTTGACCGTAGTCATCGTAGTGGTCATTGAATCTCCTATTGAGAGTTTGCTGCGGCATGTTGCAGCATTTGAGCCATGATCTCTTTTGAATCTCTACCGCTCAATTTGGAAGGATCAACTGTTCCACTCGGTACTGAACCCTGCCCACCAAGAAGAGTGGGTGGTCTACGAATACCGCCGGTAACTCTATTGACCTGAGCCTGAACAAAGTCACTATAAGCCTTAATAGCCTGTTCGCCAGTAAGACCCTGCGACATTTTCATGGCTACATATTCTTCATCGAATTCACCATGCTTCTGATGAAGCTTGCCAAGGTATTCGGTGAAGTCCTGGTTCTCTTGCTCCGCTTGCTTTGTCTTTCGGTCCTCAGCGAGCAAAGTTGCCACTTGAATGAGCAACTGCTTCTGCTGCTCATACTCGGTGAGAAACTCTTGAGGCAAACCTGCATAGCGGGGATCAACCGCAGGCTCTTGAGGAGTTTGCGTTTGCTGCGCCATCACCTGCTGTGCCCCAGCATGGCCTAGATGTGCAGCAAGTTGATCGTAGACTAATTGAGGATCTCTATCAATCAGTTGAGAGATAGCCAAAGCTGTCTGGAGTTCCTCTACATCAACCCCAAGTTGCTTATATGGGCGATATTCGTCATGAATCGACTGAAATCGCTTGGTAACTCCAGCATCCCATTGCTTAATGTAAGGCTCAAGAACCTTACGATCCACTTCTGGGATATTCTTCAGAAACGCGTTGCCAAGCGTTTCCTCTGGAGGACTACCATAATCTTCTACAGGGCCGGAATTAAAGGCCTCCTGGCCTCCCTGAATAGTCTCTCCTGAACCAAAATCGCTCATTGTGGCATCTGCTCCTGTGGACCTGCTCCCTGTGGAGGAGTGCCCATCATCTGTTGTGCTTGCATCATAGCCTGCTGCCTCTGCTTATGAACCGCAAGGTGTGATGTGAAGTTTTGCTGAATCTCCGGCGGCAAGATTTCGTATTCCTGCGTCCGCATAAATCGCTGATGCTCTTCAACGTGAACAGCGTCATCATCGAATTCATTAGTTGGAATGATCGGAGGCGGAGGAATTGGTTGCCCTGTTGCCGGATCTACTTGAGGTTGCTGTTGCTGCATCTGTTGCATTTGCTGCATCATTTCCGGCGGGATATCTCGCATTCGGATATTCTCTCGCTGCGCCTGTCGAACAGAAACCTGCGAATCTTCGTAGAGTTTATTCGTCTCTACCATATCCATATATCTAAGAATTCTGTCAGGCTGTATCCATCCAAGCTTTCCAAGTTCGGTAAGAAAAGCCTGCTTGGCCGCTCTAGATCGCGGTAGACCTGATCCAGCCTGTACCCGAAAGTCCGTGTTTCCAGCCACGTCTGATTTGGAGAACTCGAAAGTCTCCAGCATATTGTTAACACCGGTAACTTTAACGAGTCTTTGGGCATCCCAGAATTGATCCACAAGGGAAAGCATGGCTTTTCCTGTTTTCTCGACTGCCTCCTCGATGGACGATACTGTGTGCGCCAAACGAGTGTCACTTTCTTCCTGTAGATAGGCAATGGCTGACGCTGCTTCAACGCCAGGCGGAGTCCTACCATTAGTGACCTCGAATTGACCAACGTTATCATCCATATCCCGAGACATTCGCTCCAACGAATTCTCGACGTAAGAGGGAAGTTGAGCCAAAGGAATAGGCTGCGGAGGAGCCATTCCAGGCTGGTAGAGAATAATCAAACCAGGCTCAGAAGTCATCTTCTGAGGATCAATCGAACCCTTTGGAGCGATCAATTGAGGCCGCGCCATTCTGTTCTTGGCTTCGATGATCTGTGAGACTGTCCTGTTGTATTCTTTCTGGATAGGGATAAGATCCTTTATCACCGACTCGGCATAGAACCTTCCAGTTGGAATATGATCTATCTTCGAGAATGGGTATCTCATATTTTGGTACGGCCACGTTGTAGACAGGCTTAGTATCTGCTCTCCAGCCCAAATGATTACTGCCCCTGCTGGGTAATTCGGACACGGCTTCACCCACATCTCTTTAACGTAAACAAGTTCTCGTGAAGTAGCCGAAGCAATACCTAAAGCAGAAAAGAATCGCTGCTCTAGAGAGAGTCCTGTAGAAGATACGTCTGTCTCTGCTTCTAGACCATACGTACCCTTAACCCAATCCGCATCCTTGGCAGCCGCGTGAATAACATAAGGCTGATTCTCAATCTCTTCCTCTTCCAAATCGGGTGCGAAGAGATGAAACGCGTTAATTGGGTCTAAACAGACTGAACCAGGAACTCCAGAGGAATCGGGCTTATCGGGGTCGTAATACGTCTTAATAAACGCCGATCCGCATATCAAGGCCCAAAATACTGTTCGACGTTTAACTGGCTCAAATCCAAGTTCTTGGAACAGATACTCAGAGATTGCTTCTGCCGCCCTACTTGACGTAATATCTTTATCTTCTGTGGTGTTTGGGACCACATAGTATTGTAGCCGCTCTTTGCTGAGTTTGGTAAGTTCTTTTCTAATAACTGGACGAATCTTATTAACAACAAGTCTAACTCGCCACTTTGGAGCGGGAGGTTCGTACAGCTTGTAAAACTCAAAGTTATTTGTTGCTGTTCCAACCCATTCCACCCACTGTCGGCCGAAGTAAAACGCCATATTGTAGTACCAGTCACGCTCAAAAGAAACGCGCTGATCTTTGGCAAGCTTAAACTTCTTTTCGCAATCCGCCAGAATCTTTTGTGATTCTTCTTTTGAGAGTTTCTGAGCCTGTTCAGGACCAGACATATAAACCATCTGGTTCATAGCCTGTTCAGACATTTGCTGTCCCTGTTGGCCGGGAGCGGCTGGCATCGTATCAGTCATTTAGAATCCCCAAATCCCTAAAATCGTCCTCATACGATACCAGCACTTCTCCATTGGCAACTGCCCCTCCATATGCCCTAGCCACTCTCTCTAGTTCTGCTTCATCGGAACCAGATACATAGTCAGGACTAGGCGAAGAGATTGAGTTGGTTGCTTGCAGGGTTTGGTACGTCCACTGATCCGCGCTCATCAGTCTGTCCAGCAAGTTCTTTCTCTCTTGCTGCCAACTTAACTGCTCTGCGTAGTGCTGCTCTCTCTCGCTTTGCAGTTGGATCTTCGAATCGGTTCGCATCCAAGAAATCAAGAAGGCCATAAAGGTCAATACCGCAAGTAAGCAGACCGTCAAACAGATTCCCAAAATCATTGATCTGCTTCCTTAGATCGTCGAGTTCTTCTTGGAGTCGTTCCATCGAACGATCGTCAGAACGAGTGTATCCTGCAATCTTTGCCATCTGATCTACGCAATAGTTACAGTAATAGACGTGACCAAAGAAATCTTCGATCATTTCCATATCCATAAAAAATTCGCGATCAGATGCTCCACCACAAAGCCGGCAATGACCTGGAGAGCGAGCAGCAACTTCTACCAGATACATTACTTCTTAGAACTCTTCGCCTCAGCCTCTTCCGCAGGGGCTTCCTCTTCTCCGCTTGCAGCCGCTTCGTCTGCCTTCTTACGCGCAGCGGGAGTAACAGCAGCGATTGTACCTTCCGGGCCAATCGGAATATTAAGGATAACAGCAGGCGTATCTGGAGAAACCTGATGAAAGGCGGAACCAATGCTGGAATTCAACTGCCACGGACGAGTACCATCGAACTCCACATCGAATGATGCAACAATCTCATCCGTATCGAAGTTCTTAATATCAAATCGGACCATTACCAATCATCTCCTAGCATCGAGTTAACGTCTTTTGCCCCGTAATCTTGCAACCTTGTGAGGTCTAGATCCACCCCGTATCTAGGAGAATCTAGAACTAGCGCCTCTGAGCTACCCAACAGATTCTTCGGTTCCGGTAGTGATACTTCATCTGCTGAGAATCTACTTGCAACTCCGTAACGTAAAGCGTCACAAGCGTGATCGTCTTTCTTAACTGGGACTTCTTTAATATTATTCGTCGCTTCGATCTTACGACTAGACCATCTGCCCCAACGGTACCGTTGCATTTCCCAGAGTAGTTTCTCACAATTCCTCGCAATCATGAGTTGATTACTCTCAAGCAATCTAGCTACCCTGTTAATACCTCCAGGTACATTATTATTCCCGAGAGCAATTGAGAGGCCACACTCCACATACTCGATTTGAACAGAAGTACCCGTTATTGGGTCTGTATTTCTGATAGACGGATCGCCTACGATAAAAGTCGGGTCAACTCCAAGAACCTGGCATCGTTCCCTAATTTGGCTCGCATGATAGGAAACAATCTCTCCCGACACGTAGTATTCATCATAAATAAGCAATCGACCGTCAGAGTCCGCCGCAATCCATAGGAAACAGGTGGGGTTATTAAATCCATGGTCCATCGCAAGGAAGTGCGTCCATTTTGTACGGACAGTCTCCCAGCGTTCTGTGCCAAGAATGGGTTGGATAACGTTGGCGCCTTCCTTAAGATACCTTCCATAGATCAGACCACCAATCTGAACGAACTTACCGTGACGTCGTGCTTGCTTTTCCTCCTCAGTCATACCAGCCAGGTACGAATCAATTTCATTCGTGTTGATATAGATATTTGAATCCATCCCTACTTCAATTACATAAGGATCTGGATTCAATTTCGAGGGCAAATAGATATCATCGTACACCCACGTCATTCCATCTAGCGGTGTCATAGTAAGAATCCATGAACCACTAATATCAATTAGACGAGCCATATTCTCGTTGAAAATTTCCTTCGGAGGCTCTTCATCAAACCAAATAATATGACGAGAGGTACCCGCATGTTTATCTACATCTTGGTCATACGAAAGGAACTCCATCGTTGAACCATTAGCTAGAGTCAACATACGGGTACTCTTCTGGAAAGATTTCTCCCAGCTCCCGTCAATTAACTCGCTTGGGGGCATCCAGCGAGCAATCTCTGGTTTCATTATCAATTCGAATCCATGGTCGAAGTCCACAGAAACGCCACGGGCTTGAATAGGTGGTGGAGGAGTAGGTCGATAGGGGTGCTTCCCTGTCAACCACATAATCATCTCTGTAGCGCCACATACCGTTTTCCCCGCTCGGTTGCCTCCCATTAAGCCGCGGCCTTTAGCCATAGAGGCGTGAATAAGTCTCTGATGTTCCATCGGCTTGTAACCAAAGACACTAGGCCGAATCGACGTCCTTCTAAGGACAGAAGTTAGTTCAGCTAGAATCTCTTGTTCCGCTAGAACTCGTGCCTTTCTCGCCATGCTCCCTATCTCGATCCTTTAAAAAAGGCAAGTCGCTAATTGGCATGATACCTACCATAACCATACCAATTACTAACTCTGGTATGGAAGGATCTGGCCCATAAAGCCCGTCTATAATTACAAGTATGCCTAAGAGAAAGATCACTACTCGTCGAATCACATCAAAGAGGTTCATAATCTCTCTACAGGGCCGAGAATTTAAGGCGTAAAGCGTCCCCACAAATCTCCAGTGGGGTTTTCTCCTACGACTGGACCAGTTTTCTCCATGTACGTGTTATTCACGTCAATTGGAGCGTAACCGAAGTCCTTAGTAGCTTCCTCTAGAGCGGCGTTCGTTGGGAGCCAAAATTTGCCGCCATCGAATACAATAAAAGCATTTCCCCAATTATTAGCGTCACCATTCTTTACAAGAACTCTCACACTATCATCTCCTGGCGTAGGCATTGGTGCGCTAACTAGGAGCGAGCCAACGCGAGTACGGAATGTATCAATTCGATCTTGGTAACCAGCCCAATCTTGTCCGCTCTCCCACGGACCAAAAGGATCAATTTTCCGGCCAGGGGTTGAAGTACCGGGTCCACACCATTCTTTATGAGCAAAGACTACCAGAGGATCAGTCCAACCGAAATTCTTCATTACTTCGGCGCAGAACTTAGCTGTAGAGTCTATTTGGGCTTCTGGATACGCTTCCGCGCCCGTTCCTGGATTTCCAATTTCGATTGAGACTGTGTTAAAGTTAACTTTGTCTTGAGCAATAGTTCCGAGCGGCGTGTTGTAAGGCCCACCTTTACCGCCGTGATTACAAGAACCAGCAGCACAAACATAAATGGTACCGTTCCGAGAAATGTAGACATTACTAATAGGAGCAGAATCACTACCACTAGTAATGTAAGACGCATCTCCCGCACCATCAGAACTTTTCCCGCTCGCTGTGTGATGAACTGTGATTCCTTTAAGTGCATCAAAACCGCCGTGGCTATTAGAACGAGTAGCCCAGCCGCCTTGCTCGACGACTGGATAACCCGTCCATCTAGCCAAATCAGCTAGATTAGAAATAAAGATACTCATTAGAGTCCTTGTGTTGCTTCCTCGACTGTCTCTTCTCCATGCTCTACTTCTGGCATTTCCTCGGGAACTTCTTCACCATCATCCTCCATACCCTCCGGCTCTTCTGCCGGAACTTCCTCAGGACCAGTCTCACTCATTTGATTTCCTCTCTAGGCAGGCATGTTGCCATTAGTTAGAACAGCTGACTTATAATCCATCAAGGACATATTATTTGGTAGTCCAAGACCAAGAATAACAGAACGTTCCTGATACCATTCACGTTCTTCATCAGAAACTGAACCGTCCTCTATACCGGCTCCAGTAAAATACCAACGCTTAGCGTCATTAACTGTATTTGTATTCGGAGAGACAGTCTGTCGATTGAAGTAAGTACGTTCTTTCGCCTCCCACGAAGAACCTACCTCAGCAGTAAGCCGAAGCATCACAAGATCCGCTATGCTAGGCACTAGCAGGCCAATTCGCTTGAACTGATGAGAGAATCATTCCATCTGTAATAACAGATTCATCTCCACCAGGATTAGGAATATTAGCATCGAGTGCGTAGGAATAGGCAGCTTCTACGTCAGATGCCGAGGCTACTGCCCATCTAATCTCTTCTAGGTAGAGATTAGGTGCAACCGGACCTCCCTTTGACTGCTGCTCCTGTGCAATAGCAGACATAATGCGAGAAATGTATGCCTGATCGTTCACACATATACCTATAGTCTTGTAAGACACTTAGTAACCAATCCTTTCCATAGTCCACCAACAACGGGACCCTTGCAGAGCTTTACCACTTCCGTCAGCTGAGTAATAAAAGGCTAATTGATCTGCTGCCTGAACATTAGCAAAGATCGTTTGAATTTGGGCATTACACCAGTTTCCGTTCATACTGTTTACCACATCCACATTCGCAATAATAGAGAGACTTCGAAATTGCACGCAGGAAACGGTTACATATTGACCTACTGGTGTAGTTACATTAGCTGTAAAAGAAGCAGTCAGTCGATAAGTACCGGGATAAGTTGCAATGACTCTGCTCGGAGGGTTACTCCCCATTCCTACAGACACATCTATAGTAATAGGAACCTCTGCATTAGACCCTGGTATAGTAGGGTTACCCGTTACTCTACCAGCGGCATAACAAGGACTTGGTACCCATACTCCTGCAACTCTCTCCCAGATTACATTACTACCAGTATCAAAACATCTCGCTCCATTTGGAGGACTGGTCCAAGCAGCATCTCTAGCGGCAGCAGAAGCAAAAATAGGAAATGATCCATCAAACTTCCATGCCATATCTGTAGGATTAGATCCAGTACGACGAAGAACTTGTTGATCTACTCCTGATGGAATTCTATTATCCACGTATTGCTTAGTAACAGCCTCAAGAGCAAGCGTTGGATCAGCGGGTAGAGATATAGGAGTAGTTGATTTTCTACTCATCCAAGTACCGTGATTCTATAATCACCTGCTGCTGGAGCGACAGCAAATCGAACAGTCACATTATTAGTATCAGTTGCCTCAACATCACACTCTACTTCATCCCATGGAGTAGTTGAACGAATCACTGAAACAAGTACGTCACGCGTTCCAAAAGCATGGTTAACTACGGTTGAAGTAGCAGCGGCACAAGCAGCAGAAAGCTTACGAGCAAGTGTCCCTGCCATAATTGTTGCCAAGTTAGCAGGGGTCAAATCTTCTGGAGCGCCAGCGCTTGCAGTAACACGACCTTTGATTGTATTCTGGTTCATGTTTGCCATCTTGGCATTTGTTACTGCCGAGTTGGCAATTGTGGTAGCATTGGAACTCGCCGGTGCAGTTACATCGCCAGTAAGAGCAGCACGACTAAGAAGATCAGCAGCAACAACGAGAGAAGCGTCCACAGTAACGTCAAAAGCGTTACCGTTCTGAACAAGACCAGCACCAGCAGTTAAAGCTGTTCCAGCGCCAAACTGTGCCCAAACTGTTGTAGTTGATCCTGGAGTAATTGGAGCGTCAGTTGTACAAACCCAAACAGTGTTACCTAGAGTTGTACCTTCCGAGACAAAGGCAGCAGCACCTTCTAGTTCTCCTACAGCATCGGCGTCCGTTGCCCTAGTCCATGCGCCAGCAGCAACTATATAAATACCATTCTGCGATCCTGTAGTCTGATTCTTAACAAGAACTCGATCACCAACAATCGCTGACACACCATCAATTGTCTGCGCAGCCGAAAGAGAAATGTTAACTGTTGTTGCACATCTAACTGCTTCTTTCCAGGAAAGTCCTGCTGCTACGTTATCAACGTAATTCTTAGTAGCAGCGTCCTGAGCACCCGTAGGATCAGCTAAGTTAATAATTCTTTGGCTGTTAAGATTAACGCTAGCCGTAGGAACACCAAGAGCAGAAAGTGCAATTGCTGAGTGAGCAGCATTATCATGCGTTGGGTTACCGTGTGCGTGATCCGAACGAGCAAGCGTAGCAGCAGCACCGTTTGTAGATGAAGCACCAAAAGTAGCTTCTGCTGTTACTGCTCCAAAAGCTTCTCGACCATGCTTGTGATCTTCACGCGCATACGTAGTAGCAACGCCGACTACAGCAGCATCACCGACTGCTTGAGTTGTAACCGTTGTCGCTGGTACTGCTCCTGCTCCACCTTGTGCAGCAACCCAGCCAGAACCATTGTACCAATAAAGAATGTTACCGCCGGTATCGAAATAAATTTGACCCTTGACAGGCAAGGAAGGAGCAGATGGAAGATTCTGAATTACAGCATTCTGTAATTCTAGTTTCGTTAGATCAATTGCGGTCTGAAACTTACGAGCCATCCGTACTCCTAAGAGAGATAAGCCTTACCAGAAAAGGCAGTAGCAAACGACACGATTACATTTGGTCCCGAATAAACAATGTCGCCTTCAACTTGAGCACCACTAGAATCTACTACTGTGACATTTGGAACGAAGGGTAGACCATGAGTAATTGTCCATGTTATTGCGGGAGTCCCTTGATTAAATACATAACTCTGTGGACCACCTGATCCGCCTCCACCAGAACCTAATGGATCATAAAGAAGATCAGCTTCCGCTTGCGTGAGAAAAAGTGCATCGGCTTCTGCCTCGGTTAAATAACCATTTCCACTTCCTACAGGGGATAGAGGATCTGTGAGAATGTCGTGGAGATTAACAGGTGAGGGTAATCCTGAGGTTACTAAAAAGGCCCATTCGAGAGAGCCACCTTGTAGAGAAGGAATTTCTTCATAGACGACGTAATAGGTACCATCTGGCGTGATGTTGTCGTTACATTCTAGAGCAATAGACCAAACCCCAAAGCCATTTGTAACTCCATCAACTAGTGGTCCTACTTCTGTCCAATTGTTCTTACGGAAACCGTTAGTAGGACGAATGTAAATCCGAATCTTAGCGCCAATGATCGGATTAAGTGATGGATCTACGAGCGTGTTGGTAACCGTCTTAGTTGCCATCTGTTTCTACCTTAACGGCAACGATTGTCCCAGTCTCGGTCTCAACAAATTCTACAGGTTCCAGAACTCGAAAAGAACCTACTGGGTCCTCAATTGGCTTTGCTTTGGCTTCTTTCTTTTCTACAGGAAGCGGCACTATCTGGTAGTTGGCCGTTTCCCTAAACTTCGAAAGGACATTAGGAGTCACGTAGTTTCCTTAAGTTCCAGGGACGAAATAGGTACCGATTGAGCCTTTAATGGTGGGATCAAACAGCCAGTAAGGACGAATACTCATGTTCAATCCAGGTGCGAAATCTTCGTTGTTTGACCAAGCTCCGTTAGCTGTTCTTGAACCCGAAGCAGTAATGGCTACTGGAAGTGTTCGCCAAGTAGCGTCGCGAGAAGTTTGGAAATCGAAGCCCCACTCCATTGGAGCGTTAGAATTGAACGTAATCGTGAAGTTGCTTCCAACTCCTGTACCTCCGAGTGTAGCAATAGTCCGTACCACTATGCTCCCGTTGAGCAATTCAGAGGGCACAGCCGTGTTAATCTCGCCGGCACTCAATCGGTACAAGAATCCTAGGTCGAAGATAGTCAATCCACTTTGCTGAGCTTTCGGTAGAAACTTAAATTCCTTGTGGTAAGCACTCGCCCTTAAAACGTTTCCTACAGGGTTCAAAGTGCTCTCAACGTATCTTTGGTATCGTTCGAAGTCCGTAATCCATTTACATTCAATGTCGTCAGCCGTTAGGCCCGGCGTCACGTCCTCAGGGTGAGTTAGTGTAAACGCCACTACTCCGTTAGCCGCTGACGTGTTAAAGAACTTCTGATCTACGTAGGCTTTAACTAGTGGGTCGTTGTACCAAGTAGGCTTAGCCTTAAGTAAGAGCCTCTCTTCTGTTCCCCCAATTCGATTCTCGACTACGCTCCCTCCTGAACCGCTTACAGCCCGACAACAGTTCCTAATTGTAACGTTAACCACTTAATTCAACTCTTTACTTGAGACGTTCAGAATCTTCTCTTCAAGAAGCGTAGCAATCTCAGTCAACTGCTCTGGCTCTACGTACCTCATCAGGATTTCCATTAGCTGTGCCAGAATCTTGGTGAGGTTAATAACTGTTTCACTCTCCGGCCTAAAGAGCCCCGTGAACTCGTGAAAGTACTTAATCGCTTGCAAGTCCCCCGCTAACACTAATTTCCCTAAACTGAGTTTCGCTTCTTGTTCTAGACCCGTGAATCGTTTATCAATTGCTGAATTTAACCGCTTAGCAAAATCCGGGTTCTTTAGCCACTGGTTGTATTCAAGTGTACTAGACCCAATGCTTGTTAGTTTAGCCTTAACAGTTCTCGCGTCATTGAGATCAAGTAGCAGTTTAATAGCCATCTGCTGCTTAAGACGAATTGCCTGATCCTCTGTACCAAGTTCTTGAGTTCTATATTTTCCTACAGGGGGCCGGGAATTAATTGGCTCCTCACTTTGCTTAAGCGAGGGTGGGGAGTAATAGGTAGGAAGATTTGCTGATTTTAGGAGGTTGTTAATTGCGTTTGGGTTTTGATAGATTTGTGCACGGAGGTTTGGAGGAACATTAGTTATCTCCGGGTAACTACCGTGAGTTTCTAAGTGGTGCTCTAAATACTCCAGAACCTCTAGCATGTGTCTTAGAGTAGATTAATTAGTTAGCAAGCGAAACTTGGCACTAAAATAAAAAAATTTGTAGAGAAAGAAGCTTCGCAAGCTTACCGGCGTGGGGTGCAAATCGCGGGGACCAAACTTTGTTAGGCGTGCCTAACACGAGCCGTTCATTTGCCTTAATTCGGCTGTTAAGTAAGCCTAACTTTAGGCATTCATTTGCCTTAATTCGACTGTTAGGAAGGCTTAACGGCGGTTATTCATTTCACCTTATATCCATTATTCGATTGACCTTATATACGTAATTCATTTGACCTTATATCCGCAGTTTCTGGTCGCGCTATATACGTTAATTCGGCTCATTCCATTGCCGAACCGTTGTGGCACTACGCGAGCGAGCGCGCATCGCGTGCGCGCCGTTCCGATTCCGAGCCGAGAACCTTTCGGGACCATAGTCCTATCCGAATGATCCGTTTGGCCTATGGTCAACGGCGACCGATCGGATTACCTTGGTGAGTGCCGGGCGATAGCACGGGCAGTACGGAGCCCCACTCCGAAAGCGACGGGCAGTCCCCCTGAGAATCGGCGGGACAGTTACGGACCTAAAGTCCACCCAACCCAAACCCAAACCGAAAGGGAAACTCACCATGGCAACCGCAGGCAAGACCAAGGTCGGCGGTGAAGTCGTCGTGCCGGAAGCGATTCCGACCGAGACGACCGAACCGACCGCCGAGCAGGCAAAGTCCCTAGCGGACCTGAACCTGCTTCTCGCCTCGCTCATCACTCTCAGCGTTACTGCTGCCAGCGATGAACAGAGGGCAGCGCTTCGGAAGGCAGTCGATGCCTACCTGAGCGAGTGCAAGGCAACGTTCTTCTCGCTTCGTCTGACCGCTTCGGCGGATTACGACAAGGCGACCGAAGGATTCGCCAAGACTTACGAAACGGCGGTTAAGCCGCTTCGTGAGGCTTACGAGAAGGCTTGCGAGCCCTTCGCCAAAGCCTACGACGAGGCTTGCAAGCCGTTCCAAGGCTTGCTCGCTGGAGCGAAGGAAGCGAAGGACCTGCACGACACCATCGTGACCCTACTAGGCAAGCGGGACGGATACGGAGACCTCGAACTCCTCCCCGTCCCGAAGGGTAGGGTCCCGAAGGCGAAGGCCTAACGGTCCGGGAGGGAGGCGAAAGCCTCCCTCCCACCTTCGGCAGCAAGACCACCCACCTACCGAAAGGGAAACGATGCCAGCACTAGTACCAGGTACCGACTGGTACCGTTACGTATCCAAGGCTTACGATCGCCTCTCGCTTGCGGATCTCCGTTCGCTTTGGCGAGAAGAGGGAGGAGCCTTGCCAGTCGCCGAACGGGTCATCCTCATGAGTGTCTACGCTCGGAAGATGAATGGCCGAGCTCAACTACTCGGACCCGCCGGTTATCCGAAGGCTTAAGTCTTTCGTCCTGAGCATGACGCTAAACCGCTCACCACACCAACCGAAAGGGAACCCATGACAATGGCACTCACAACCGCGATCGTTACGCTCAAAGCGGAGATTGCGATGCACGGCCCGAAGGTGGAGAAGCTCCACCGGGACTACCTGGCAGCGGCGAAGGAACAGCACTCTCGCATAACGCTGCTGGCGATTCTGACGGAGCGTCGGAAGGAAGATGCCTGGCAGCGTTACGGGCTCGGCGAGTGAAGCGCAGCGAGGAGTCTGGCCGAAAGGTCAGGCTCCGGGCTGGCGCCCGCGTCGCAACATTTGGCCTCGCATTCTCGCATTCTATCTTTACAATCTTTAGTAATAGCGTTACTTAGTAATAGCGTTCTTTATCTAAGCCGCCGTGTTCCACGAGTCGCATTCATTTAGCCTTTTAATAGCTTGAGCTAAACTCAGATTGTTTAATTGTCTGGGTCTTAACTCGGCGCCGGGCTTGCGCCGGTCGCATTCCATTCGTTCTATAAGTCAGACTTTAGATTAGCAGCGCTTTATAGGGCTTTTTACTCTTGGCGCTATGTAACTCTCTCTACAGGGCGGCGTTAACTATCTGTGGGCATTACCTATGCACGCTCGATTATTAGGTGCCTCATCACGCATAATTTCGAGACTAACTTGAACCCCCTTGCTTCTTCGAAGCAGGGGTTCAAGTCTAGGGCAAGTCTTTGTGCATAGCATACATACGCTGACCTGGCCTTATGCGCCCTATGCGCCGAGGCGCTATGCACGCATAGGAATAGCGAGAACGTGCATATAAATACCGTCACTTACTTAGATCGACCAACTATGCCAAACCCCTTGACAGACCATAGTCCGCTCCCTTATAATCCGCCCTATGAGCGCCTCCGAAGTCCTACCTAAGTACCCACTTACTACTCTCTCAGCTACTGAATTAGCAACTCGCCTAAAGAGTCACTTTAGACTCACGTTTGCAATTGATCAACTTGCAGATTTACTGCTAGCACTCGACGGAGCAACAGAGACGGACAAACTGCACACTCAATTGAGTCTGGCTGAAGCAAGTGGAATTAATCAGAGTACTATTTCGCGTGGGCTAGTACCTCCTAAGTGGCTTTCACAATTCGTGACTGATCTACCAAAGGGACTCAAATTAAACAGACTAGCTTTAGATAACCTGCTAGTGACTTCGAAAGGCGGCCCTGTAGAAAGAATTAAGACCACGAGAACGGTATCAATCAACGATCGGCGACAAACTACGGATAAGGGTTACTTCGTATTGAGAGTAATTCCTCCAGTTAACCTTCACCCACAACTCCAATCAATTTACGGGAAGGAAGGAATTATTGCAGATGAGTGGAAGCAATATGTTATGCA